CGGGGCGGCACTGGAGGTCTTCCCGGGGACGGCGGCTGCCGCAGGCAGCACGTCCGGTGCCAGTACGGGCGCAGGTGCAGCGGCAGATGTTGCCAGTGCGGCCGCAACAGTTGATACCGAACTGGCCCGGATCGAAGCACTGGCAACATCTGCCGGTATGACTGCCGTTGCTTTCGGGGCCACGGTGGACGCGAACTACCAGGCATTCGCCGGAGTTGCCGCCGCAGCCGGTGCTGCGTCCAGCCCTATGGCTGCGGCGACGGCCCTTCCAGGCACAGCGCAGTCTACCGGTACGGCGTACGACACCGTTGATCCTCATACGTCCTCCCGGGAGCAGGTGTACGGCCATGAGCCGGGGGATACGGCGTCCGGCCGGTACGGTGCGGAAAGGCCAGTGGCGCGCGAGCCGGTATCGTCGATCACGGGCAGAGGACCGACCAGTTCGATATCGGGAAGGGAGCCCTGACCATGGCCGCTACGTCCGTCACGATCGGCCCGTACGTTCAGGGTGAGAAGCCCCCACCGCTGGTCTATCAGTTCCTGGACAGCGCGGGCGCAGCCATCAACCTGACCGGGTACACGGCTGTGTTCAACTTCAGGCCGGTGGACGGTACGTCGACTGCGGGCCTGGCCACTGTGACCACTCCCCTTACAGGACAGGTGACCCACACCTGGACCGGCGCGGAGTTCCCGTCGGCGGGCGACTTCTGGGCGGAGTTCTGGGTCGGCAACACCGTCCAGAAGTTCTGCTCCCTGCGCCTGGAGTACAACGTCCGTGTAGCCGTCGGCCCTGTCCCGAGCATCTGAGGCGATCATGACTGCTGACTTCGGTCCCTGCTCCGACTGGCCCGTCATCTGGAACTGTCCTGAGCTGGTCTCCACATCGAGCCCCACCGCGACCGGCAACGCCGTGACCGCGGCAACCGAAATCCTGTGGGCGCTGTCCGGCCGCCGGTACGGCACCTGTGAGATCACCCTGCGCCCGTGCCGGAAGTACTGCGGCAACGAGAACTGGCTCAGCTGGGATTACCCCATCTGGTCCGGGCTCAGCTACAGCGGCCCGTACTTCGACTGGTACTGGCTTCCCCAGCTGTGCGGCGCCTGTGGCAACAGCTGCTCCTGCAACCAGGTGCCCGAGGTCATCCTCCCCTCCCCGGTGAGCCGGATCGTCAGCGTGAAGGTGGACGGCGTTGCCCTGGTCACCGGGGCCTACCGGGTGGATGACAACCGGCTTCTGGTGCGCACGGACGGATCGGACTGGCCCCGCTGCAACAATCTGCTGCTTGCGGACACACAGGTGGGTACCTGGTCCGTCACTGCGGAGTACGGCCAGGAGGTTCCCGTAGCGGGACGTCTCGCCGTGGGGGAGATGGCCTGCGAGATCCTGAAGGCCATGAGCGGGGAGGACTGCCGCCTGCCGCCGGGGGTCACACAGCTGGTACGGCAGGGGATCACCATCAGCTACCCCGACGTGGGTCAGCTGCTCAAGGACGGGCGGACCGGACTCTACCTGGTTGATCTGTTCCTGGCGTCCGACAATCCTTACGGCCTGGCACAGAAGGCCCGGGTGTACAGCATCGACAGGCCGCGCCACCGGAGGGCAGGGACGTGATCACCGGTACGGACAAGTGGTACCAGGTGGCCGCTGCCCTGCGGGACGCGGTTGTCGCCGGACTGACCACCCCGGTCCAGCGCAGCTGCATCGTGCCCGGGGACATCGCGTGGGACGGCTGCACCTGCGGCGCTCTGTACGTCGGCCACACGATCCTCGTGCTCTCGGACACCTTCCCCGAGCAGCGTGGTGTTGTCCTGTCCCCGTGCGACTCCCCGTACGAAACGCAGGAGCTCATCTTCGCCCTGATGCGCTGTGCGCCGAACCCCACCGGCCAGAACATGGAGGTGCCCTGTCCCGAGCTGGACACCTCGGCCCTCCAGGTCCGGGTGGACGCACAGGAAGTCCTCAATGCTGTGTCCCACAAGCTCTGCCTGATGAAGGACGTGGAGATTGAGGACTTCATCATTGACACACAGATCGTCAAGGGTCCGGAGGGCGGCTGCGTCGGTACCGAGCTCCGCATCCGTGTCGGGCTTCCGAGAGGCTGAGCCATGGCCAAGGACTTCATCACCGTGTCGCCGGAGAAGGCCATGCGCCTTGCCCGCAAGACGGCCTCCGCCCATATCGCTCTCAAGACCGAAGCGGTCGCCGCCCGTGCCCGGCTGCTCGCCCCCGGTTCGATGAAGCACCACATCCGCCCGATCTTCAAAGGCGGACCGGCACCCCTGGGGATCGTCATGTGCGACCACCCCGCAACAAGCTTCGTCATCCACGGGACCAACCCTCACGAGATCCGTCCGCGGAACAAAAAGGTGCTGAAGTTCGAGGTGCGGGGCAAGACCGTTTTCGCCCGGGTGGTCCACCACCCCGGAACTAAGCCCAACAATTTCCTGCTCAAGGCGCTGATCGGATCCCGGACGCGCTGAGACCGGCGGTATGGATATACGGTCTCCCCCGTCCGGGAGGGGAACCGGACAGAGGTGCCGAAACGATCAACTCCCTGACCAGCCACTATTCCTAGAATCTGATTTAGATAAACAGGTACCAGGGTGGTTCTGAAAGGTCCGGAGAAGGGAACCTCCGGACTTTCCTACTCTACGGACCGGTAACCAGGACGAACCCTACGAAGAGCTACCGTATAGGTATACGGGAAACCGTATACCCGGCTCCGGAACATCCTCCGGAATGATCTTGTCTGATCCCCGCGTACGGTGTCGACCATGAAGAGCTTCACGAAGGTGCGCAAGGAACTGAAGTTCGAAATCGACGGCGACGTCTTCGAGGCTGCCCCGGCTCTTCCCGCCGACACGCTCATGGACTTCGCCACGCAGTTCGAGGGCATGGACGAGAACGACGGAGCCAAGGCTCAGCTCGCCATGGTCACTGTTCTGGAGACGGTTCTGGTACCGGAGTCTTTCCAGCACTTCCGGGCCAGAATGAGCGACCCACAGCACCCCATCGAACTGGACCAGGTGAACGACGTCGTTCAGTGGATCATGAGTGAGTACGGGATGCGCCCTACCCTGCCATCCGAGCGCTCCTCGGATGGGTCACCCAGCCCGGAATCTGGCACGAGCTCGACGGAGAACACTCAAGCCGAGGTGTCGATCTCAGCGATCTCCCTGCCGACCGATTCCTGAACGTCGTCTACTACGCCATGACCGAGCGTCTGCCTGTCGGTGAGAACGAGAAGTACGAGGACGTACGCCGCAGGTTCGACGAGCAGCTGGGCGTGGCCGGGTGGACGGTACCGGGACAGAAGGTCAGGGAGCCTGCCGCGCGGGAGCCGGGCGCTCCGCTGTGGTGGGTGGACGAAGAGGAAGCGTCCGCGAGTTTCATGAAGTCGATGGGAGTGGTTCTCGATGGCTGAGCTGGTCGGCCAGGGACTCGTGCACATCCTCCCGGACTTCAGCGGGTTCGGTAAGAAGCTCAAGGCTGAGATGGCCCTGGCCAAGACCCAGATGGACGGGTCGTCCCGGGGGTTCAAGGCTGCGGCCGCCACCGTTGGCGCCAGCATGGCGCGCATCGGCAAGGGCACCACGATGGTGGCGGCCGGTGCCGCGGTCGCCTCCCTCAAGATGGCTGGTGACTTCCAGGCGCACACCGCGGTGCTCCAGACGGCTGCCGGTGAGACGGCCAAGGGACTCAAGGTCGTCCGGGCTGGGATCATGGACATTGCCCGGGGTACCGGCACCGGGATGAACGAGCTCACCGAAGGCATGTACACCATTGAGAAGGCGGGGTACCGGGGAGCCAAGGGCCTGGTCATCCTGAAGGCGGCCGCGCAGGGAGCGCGCGAGGAGAACGCGGACCTGGCCGACGTGACCAACGCCATGACCTCCGTCATGGCTTCGTACCACCTGGAATCCTCGGACGCCGTCCGCGTCATGAACGCGCTGAAGACCTCCGCGGGTGAAGGCAAGATCACCATGGAGCAGTTCTCCGGCGCGCTCTCCACCGTGATCCCGATCGCTTCCGCCAACAAGATCAGCTTTGAGGAAGTCGGCGGCGCCATCGCCACCCTCACCCAGCACGGCACCAGCGCCCGGGAAGCCACCCAGGAACTGTCGGCGACGATCCGTAACCTCACCGCGCCCAACATGGTGGCGCAGCGGGAGATGGCCCGGTTCGGTCTGAGCAGCGTGGACGTCTCCACAAAGATCGGCAAGCGCGGACTGACCGGGACCTTCGAACTGCTCACTGACACGATCCTGAAGAGGATGGGCCCCTCGGGCACTGTCCTCATGAGCGCGTTCGAGGGAACCAAGCAGTCGGCCGCCGCAGCGCAGGAGATGCTGAAGAAGATCCCCCCGGAGTTCCAGGACATGGCCCGGGAGTTCCTGGGCGGAAAGATGATCCTGGAGGACTGGACGAAGTTCCTCAAGGGTGTGCCGGTCGAGAGCCGTCCCATGCTCCAGAACTTCGCCACGCTGGTCAACCGGTCCAGGGGCTTCAGCCGGGAGCTCAAGGCCGGTGGCTCGGCCTCCAAGACCTACACCGACGCGCTGCGGAAGATGTCCGGCGGCGCCATCGGTCTGAACACCATTCTCCAGCTCACCGGGGAGAGCCTGCCGGGCTTCAAGGAGCGTGTGGAGAAGACCGGCCATTCCATGCACAACGCGTCCAAGGACGTGGAGGGTTGGGGCGTTACACAGAAGCTCTTCAACGTCCGGCTCGACATGGCCAAGCAGACCGTAGCCGCATTCGCGATCCAGATCGGGACCAAGCTGATCCCGGTCGTCACAGGAATTGTCGACTTCTTCGGTCGCCACCAGAAGATCACCATGACGCTGGTCGGAGCCCTGACTCTGCTGCTCGCGAGCACGATGGCCGTCTACCTCGGCATGAAGATCTTCGCCGTTTACACTGCGCTGGCCACCACGGCAACAGTGGCCTGGACCGTCGCCACCATGGCGCAGACGGACAGCCTTATGATCATGCGTGCCCAGCTCGCCATCCTCTGGATCTCCCAGAAGGCCGTCGCTGTCTGGACCGGCATTGTTACCGCCGCGCAGTGGCTGTGGAACGCCGCGATGACCGCCAATCCGATCGGGATCATCATCGTGGCCATTGCCGCGCTGGTGGGCGCAATCATCTGGATCGCCACCAAGACCACCTGGTTCCAGACGGCCTGGAAGTACGCCTGGAACGCGATCAAGGCTGCGGGGGAGTGGGCCTGGCGCTATCTGAAGCCCGTGTTCGAGGGGATCAGTCTGGCTGCCCGGATCATGGCCACGATCATCGGTGTGCTGGTCGTCTATCCGATCATCCTGCTTTTCAAGGCGCTGGCGGCTGCGGGGACCTGGCTCTGGAAAACGATCTTGAAGCCAGCATTCGACGGGATCGGTTCTGCGATCAAGCTGGTCTGGATTGTGATCATCAAGCCTGCGCTGAACAACATGATGTCGATCTTCCGCCTGGTCGGTTCCGTGGTCATGCTGCTCTGGCGCAGCTACGTCGTACCGGCCTGGAACGGGATCCGTCAGGTGATCTCCCTTGCCTGGGCGGGGATCAAGGTCGTTCTGGGCCTGTTTGTCCAGTATGTCGTAGGTCCCCTCGTGCGCGGCTTCCGCACGGCGAAGGACGGGATCGTCGCGGCCTGGACCGTCCTGCGCCAGGCCATCTCCCTGGTCTGGGAGCGGTATCTGCGTCCGGTGTTCGACAAGATCAAGTCTGCGGTCCACCTGGTGAAGCTCGGGTTCGACACCGGGGTGCACGGCATCAAGGTGGCCTGGGACAAGCTGTACGCGATTGCCCGGGGGCCCATCTCCTTCATGGTCAACTGGGTATACAACCGCGGAATCGTTCCCACCTGGAACGCCGTGGCCAAGATTACGAAGGTTGGGAAGCTCAACCCGATCAAGTTCGCGCAGGGCGGCCGCACCCGGGGAGGACAGCCGGGAGTCGACTCCATCCCCATTCTGGCCATGGCGGACGAGTTCATGATCAACCGTCGGGCTGCCAAGAGCGTCGGCTACGGAGCGCTGGACTACATCAACAGCACCGGCCGCCTGCCGTTCGCCGGGGGAGGGCAGATCCCCGGATACAAGGACGGCGGAGTGATCGGCTGGCTCGGTGGCGCAGCCAAGAGCGTCGGTGGCCTGCTCAAGGACACGGCCAGTCTGGCGGGGGACCTGTTCATGGATCCCCTGGGCATGTGGAAGAAGCTCACCGGACCCCTGATGAAGTCGGTCAACGCCGGTCTGGGCAACGGAGGCATCGCGGACTTGGTCCGGAGCATGCCCCAGCGCATGGTGGACGGCCTGGGCGGCATCCTGAAGAACGCCGCAGGCAGCCTTGCGGGGATGTTCGGGCTCGGCGCCGGTAGCGCCACCGGGGGAGGCGGCGCGGGGGTCAAGCGCTGGACCGGCGTGGTCCAGATGGCCCTGCGGATGCTCGGTCAGCCCGCCGGGTACACCGTGATGACCCTGCGCCGGATGAACCAGGAATCCGGCGGCAACCCGACCGTGGTCAACAAGTGGGACAGCAACTGGAAGGCCGGACATCCCTCGGTCGGCCTGATGCAGGTGATCGGTCCGACCTTCCGGGCCTACGCGGGCAAGATGCTCAAGACGGGGCCGTTCCTGTACGGCACCTCGGTCAACCCGCTGGCGAACGTCTACGCCGCGATGCGCTACGCGCTGGCTGCCTACGGCTCGCTGCCGCGGGCCTTCAACCGTGCCGGGGGCTACGCCAACGGCAGCAACGGCACCTCGGCAGGCTGGCACACCGTGGGCGAGCACGGCATCGAGCTCGCACACTTCCAGTCCGGCGGCCGCGTGCTCGGCTCCCGCCAGACCTCCGGCCTCCTGGGCGGCGGGGGCATGCTGGTCCAGCTGACCATCGAGAACCACGGCGTGATCGGCTCGCAGCACGAGATGGAGAACTGGCTCACCGAATCGCTGGACAACCTGCGGCGCAAGGGCAGGCTCCAGGGCATCGTGAGGGCGGCGACGGGCTGACATGGCTATCGCGTTCCGCGCCGCAGGAGCCCGCCTGAAGACCATCGGAGGCGGTGCCAAGAACGTCCCCATGCCCGCGGGTGTGGTCGCGAACGACCTGCTCATCATGTTCAGCACGCAGGACAGCCGGACGGACGAGACCACTCCCGCCGGGTGGAACGTCCTGATGACTGCCGGACGGTACGACCAGTCGGCCCCCCACCCCTGGCCCCGGACCACCTTCTTCTGGCGCATCGCCACCGGCTCCGAAGGTGCGAACGTCTCGGTCACCTACCCCTCGGGTTCCTATCCCTCGGGCACGCCCAACATCCTGTCCTTCATCGCGGCCTGGTCCGGGACGCACCTGACCACGCCGCTGAACGACTGGGAGCCCGACGACACCACCAACCCGAGCACCACCGTTGATCATCCACAGATCAACGTCACCTCCGCCAACAGCTGGCTCGTGACCTTCCGGGCTGCCAGTGCCCTGGTGGCGTGCACCTTCACGGACTCGGTGGGCGGGGACGCCGAACGGGTGGACGACACCGACGGCTTCGGGGAGCTGTCCGTAGCGCTGTACGACTCCAACGCCACGGTGTCCACCGGTACCTCGGCCCTGCGCCAGACCACGGCCAGTAACACCCCGTACTTCGGCAACAACATGTCGACGCTGGCGATCCGGCCGCCGACCGCTGCGGGTAGTACGCAGGCCCCCGCCGGACTGGCCTCCGCCACAGGGACGGCGTACAACCCCTCGGTGACGGTGGTCCAGCCGACATGGGCTTTCTGCGTGTCCGGCGCGCAGTACTCCTTCGCCATCGACTGGAATGCGGACGGGGACTTCACCGACCCGAACGAGGAAGTCAGCCAGGACATCACCAGCGCCGGAATCTCCGTCGGCTACGGCCGGGACCAGGAGCGTCAGCTCTCCCCGACGTCCGTGGGCACGATGGCCTTCAACCTGAACAACTCCGGCCGGACCTACAGTCCGGAGAACGTCAGCTCTCCCCTGTTCGGTGATCTGGACCCCGCCCGGGAAACCCGTGCTCAGGTCACTTACAGCGGCGTGACCTATCCGCTCTTCCGCGGCCGGATCGACGACTACAACGTCAGCTCCGACCGCAAGAGCCGTACGGCATCCTTCACCTTCCTGGACGGACAGGCGCTGCTCCAGGGGACCAAACTGTCCACTGCTCTGTACACCTCGATCCGCTCCGGCGCGGCCGTGAGCGTCATCCTGGACGAGATCGGATGGACCGGTCCGAGGGACATCGACCTGGGCGCGTCGTTCTTCCCCTACTGGTGGGTGGACGGCACGGACGCCTTTGCCGCCATGCAGGAGATCGTCCGGTCCGAAGGTCCGCCCGCCATGGCCTACCAGGCACCCGACGGTACGTTCGTCTTCCGCGACCGGCACCACCGGATCGTGCGGGAGCACTCTGTCATCTCGCAGGGACGGTTCGCCGCTGAAGCGATCGACTGCGCGGCCCCGCCCGTGACCGGCTTCAACTACACGGCCCCGTTCACCTACGCGCACGGCTGGCGGGACATCATCAACAAAGCGCAGATCGAAGTGGGGGAGCGCACCCCGTCGCTGGAACTGGAAGTCGTCTGGTCGTCCGAGTCGACCACGGTCGTCGGACCGAACGAAACGATCTCCCTGCACATCTCCAGTTCCGAGCCGTTCACGGATGCGCAGGATCTGATCGACGGTACGGACATCGTCTATGCGGCCGGACCGGTCGTGACTGCGACCTTCAACCGGACCAGCGGACAGTCCATCATCCTGCGGATCACATCTACCGGCGGCACAGCTGTGATCACATATCTCCAGGTGCGGGCGCGGCCGGTCACGGTTCAGCGGACGATCAACATCAGTCAGGTGGACAGTGCTTCCGTCGGCGAGCACGGGGACCGCTCGTACCCGGACACCGTCCCCTGGGTGAACGTGCACGACGCGCTGGCCGTCGCGTCAAAGATCGTGTTCCGCTATGCCCAGCGCAAACCGATCATTCAGCTGCGCGTCGCCTCCAAGGACCCGTCCCATTTCAACCAGGTGGTGACACGGACGGTGTCCGACAGGATCACCGTCCAGAACGACGAGATGGGTCTGAACTCCGACTTCTTCGTGGAGCGGGTCACCCACGATATCCGCCGCATCTGGAGCGATCAGGAGCCGGTCCATTCCGTCGTGCTCGGCTGCGAGAAAGAGCCGGAAGCCGTGGAGTCGAACCCCTTCACGTTCGACAAACGCGGCGCCGGATTCGATGAAGGTGTCTTCGATCCGCTCAGCTCGGACGACCCCGCTTCGGTGTTCACCTTCGACGACCCCATCCGGGGGCAATTCGATCTAGGAGTATTCGCGACATGACCATGCTGCTGAAGACGGTGGCCCGCGCATATGTGTATGCCGGGGACTGGGTGGCCGACTGCCCGCGCCCCGGCTGCGGCAACGTGGACCACCTCTACCTCCCCATCCGCAAGGGTGGGCCCCGCACCGTTCAGGCACCGTCGTTCCACTGCACCTACTGCGGTATGGACGCAGTAATCGAATGGCCCTCCGACATGGGCGGGCTGATGGAAGTCCTGATGCTCCGCCCGATCCCCCATACTCGGAACTGGTATCCGGCGGATCACGAAACCGCGGTGCGCTTCCGCATCGAGCACGGCCAGAGTGTCCAGCAGCTCCGCGAGGAGAACGCAGCGAACGGGGTGGAACCGCGATGACGTCAGTCCTGACGTTCCCCGCCCCAGTTCGGGTTGGATTCAGCTGCCAACCCGATCTTCGATCGAATCTCTTCAGTCATCCGGCCGGGTGCTCGATTGGCACACGGCCGCGAGCAGTACCGGGGGACCAGCTTTTTCGAGTGGGACCTGGTGAAGATCTCCCCGCACACATCGCACACCTTTGTGGTTTTCATTCCACCAGGGTATAGCCAGAGAGGGGGCGGTCCAAATTACTTGGACAGCGCCAATGACCGCGGTGGCGGGGAGCATCTTCACCGCCGCTCAGTTCAACACCTACATCCGCGACAACCTGAACGAGACATCTCCCGCAAAGGCCACCACCAGCGGTCAGCTCTTCGTGGCGACCGGCGCCAACTCGATTGCGGCGCGCAGCTTCAGCAACCAGCGGATCGACACGACGGAGACGACGACGTCCACGTCCTATGTCGACCTGGCGACCCCGGGCCCTGCCGTCACCGTGACCACCGGATCGGCTGCAATCGTCTGGATCAATGCCACACTCGACAACGGCACCGTGGACGGCAGCGCAAGTGCCTCGTTCGCCATCTCCGGGGCTACGACGCAGGGTGCGGACAACTCCCGCCGGATCGCCCGCGACGGTGCCTCAGCCACCAACCCGTGCCGTTACGGGGCCTGTAGCAAGGAAACCCTGACGCCTGGCTCCAATACCTTCACCATGAAGTACGTGAGCCAGTCGGCCACCACAGCCTCGTTCTCTTTCAGAGAGATCGTCGTTCTGCCGCTGTAAGGAGAGTCCGTGGCCACGATCAAGCAGTACGTCAAGAATCTGCGGGACGCTCAGTACGACGTGGCCCTGAAGTTCGGTACCGACCTGTCCATGTCGGACGCTCCGATGCGGGCGCTCATGCTCTCGAACCTGACGGTGACCGCCATCCTGATGAAGTCCCTGGTGGACAAAGGCGTGATCACCGATGCGGAACTGAAAGCAACGCTCGACCAGGTCCGCCAGGCGGTCTACAACCGTGAGCCTGTCGATGCCACAGGCTGGGACGACGTCACCCCGGTCACGGGAGTATGAAATGGAATTCACGTCGTTCCTCACTCCGACGGCCGGTGCAACCGGCATTCTGACCCTGGTGGTTCTCCTCGTGCTGTGGGGCAAGCTGATCCCGCGCGCCATGCTCGATGACATCCGTGCCGACAAGGACAAGCAGATCGACACGTGGCGCGCGGCATACGAGAAATCCCAGGACGCCAACGAAGTCCTGCGGCAGCAAGTGACCACACTCCTGGAGGCCAACAAAGTCAGTACCAGCGTGATCCAGGCGCTCCCCCAGGTAGCCGGGATGAACAGTGAAAGGGGCGGCCATGGGGCTGCTAAAGCTTCTGCGGAAGGATAAGGAAACCGGCACGTCCAAGGGTCAGGTGCAGGCGGACAAGGCACTGGCCAAGGCCAGCGGAGACCTCCGGAAGGCAGAGCGGGACACCCCTGAGATCACCAGGAAAGCCGACATTCTCAAGCGGTACGGCGAACAGAACAACTTCGCCCGAGCGATCAAAGAAGCCCTTGGGGGCGCGAAGTGACCAGCACGGAAGTGGTCTATGCAGTTTCCGGTACGTTCACCTGCACGGCCGGTCTCGCCATGCTTCTCGTCTACAGCTATGTGACAGCCTGGTGGAAGTCGCACACCGGCCGCATGCTGGCTGCGTACGCCGTGGCGGAAACAGGTATGTCGGGGATCTTCGCAGCTGCCGTGGTGCTTCACATCAGTCCGGCCTGGTTCAGCGTCGTCTGGGTCGGGCTCCAGGCCACCGTGGGTTTTGTACTCTGGTACCAGACCTTCATGATCATAATACTGAACCGTGCAACCAAGGAGAATCCCGATGAGCTGGTATCGCGGAGCCATCCGGATGGAGCTCCAGCCCGAGAGTGACAGCCAACCGGCGATCCGGCCGACGCAACTGATCTTCCACTCGATCACAGCACCGTGGGACGAGAAAAGGATCTACGAATACTGGCGGGACAGCTCCAACCTAGAGTCCCATTTCGGACTCGACTATGACGGGTCCCTCGGCCAGTTCATCGGCACGCAGACGCGGGCGGACGCCACCGGAGCAGCCAACAAGCGGCCGGACGGCACGGGAGCCATCAGTCTGGAGTCCGCCTCCAACCTCGGCGCCACGGACCCGTGGACCCCTGCACAGATCGAGACGATGATCAAGCTCGGGGTGTGGGTGCACAAGGAGCACGGCATTCCCCTGCGCGTCTGCCCCGGACCGGGGGAGCCGGGCTTCGGCTACCACAGGCTCTTCAGAACCTGGAACCCCGACCTGCATTCCTGCCCCGGGGACGCACGCGTCAAGCAGTTCCACAACGTACTCATGCCGGGCATCATCGCCCGTGCCAAGAACCCCGCACCGCCCGTCCCCCTGGAGGACGAAGTGAAGTCCCTGTCGGTCACCTCTCCCGAACTGACGGCCGTCGAGCCGAAGCAGTGGCAGACGCTCGGATTCACCGAGAAGCCCACCATCCTCGGACCGGGCTTCGGCTACCACGCCCTGGTGCAGCTGCGGCTGAGGGACCTGGCTCCCGACGTCAAGGTGCAGGGACGGTTCTTCCACTACCGGGTGGCCGACGGCGTGCATTCCAACGGTCTGGCCATTGACCGGTACTCTCCTGGATCAGGCGGCGACGCTTACCTGGACTTCTCCGCCGGGGGAGTCCTGGACGACGGATACGAGCTCCGGTTCGAGGTCTTCGTCCACAACCCCGAGGGACAGAACGCAAGCGTCGCCCATCGTCTGGTCCGTGGCTCGTACTGGACCGAGTGAGGAGAGATCATGTCGCTCGAACAGAAGATCCTGGAGCAGGTCCGCTCCAGCGTGGAGAACCTGGTGGAGGTTGCCACGGGCGGACTGGAGAAGCGGGTGGAAGAGCTGGAAGCCAAGGTGGCCAAGCTGGAGAACGCAGCCAAGACGGCCCCCGCCCGCGCTGCCCGGGAGGCCAAGGCTGCCGCCGCGGAAGCGACCGGGACGGCCCATAAGTGAAGGCTGCGTTTCGGCTAATATGGCCGCATGCAGAACACATATGAGATCGAACTCCCCTGTGGGGCTCGGGCAATCGTGGACAACGCTGACCGTGATCTCGTATCCGGCTTCCCCTGGAAACTCCACAGCAACGGTTACGTCTATGCGGATCGTGCGCGGCTCCGTGTCGCACTCCACCGGCTCATAGCTGGTGCAGGTGACGAGGAACGCGTAGATCACAAAAATGAGGATCCGCTGGACAACAGGACTGGCAATCTGCGGATAGCCACTGCAAGCCAGAACGGAGCCAACCGGGGACCGGACCGGCGACGTGCTGGGAGAACATCGAAGTACAAGGGTGTGAGCTGGTCTAACAGTAAAAAGCGCTGGGTGGTTTACGTCCACAAGGACGGCAAGACCCGCTATGTCGGCCGGAGCACAGACGAGAAAGAGGCAGCCTGCATGTACGACCGGGCAGCAGTGGAAGCTTGGGGCGAGTTCGCTCGCCTCAACAATGCAGGCGGGAGGTGATCTAGCCGTGAAGATTCTTCTCTACCCTGCGGACCAGGGTGGATGTGGCCACTTTTAGGATGATCTGGCCCGCCGAAGCGCTCCAGCGCCAGGGCCACGACGTCACGATCATTGACAGCCGGGAGCGGCAGCTCAAGTTCAAGATGCAGGGGGAGACGGTTGTCGACGTGGTCGACCCTCCCGAGGCGGACGTGATCGTGTTCCAGCGGGTGACGCACCGCTGGCTGGCGCAGGGCCTCGGGATCCTGCGGGAGCGCGGCTACACCGTCGTGGTGGACATCGACGACGACCTGGGACGCATCCATCCCCGCAACCCCGCCTTCGAGGCCATGCACCCGCGCAACGAGATGAAGGTGGAGAACGGACGGCCGCGACGCCACAGCTGGGCGAACCTCGTGACCGCCTGCCGCAACGCGAGCCTGGTCACGGTGAGCACTCCGCAGCTGCTGAACGTCTACGCCAAGCACGGGCGCGGAGCCGTGCTCTACAACTACCTGCCGGAGATCTACTTCGGGGTGGAGCGTCAGGACAGTAACATCCTCGGCTGGCCCGCCGCGATCCAGTCGCACCCGGACGACCCGACACCCGTAGGTGGGGCCGTGTCGCGGCTGTGCAGTGCAGGAGCGGACTTCCGCGTCGTCTCCGACCCCACGGGTGCAGGCATCGCTTTCGGGCTCTCACAGGACCCTCCAGGAGCTTCGTGCTCCCCGCATGAATGGCCCCTGGAAGTGGCGAAGATCGGGGTGGGGATCGCGCCCCTCGCGGACACGGAGTTCAACCGGTCCAAAAGCTGGCTGAAACCCCTTGAGATGTCCGCGCTGGGAGTTCCGTGGGTGGCGTCCCCGCGGGCCGAGTACGAGCGGCTGCACCGGATGGGGACGGGGATCCTCGCGGACCGCCCGCGTGCCTGGTACCGGGAGCTCAAGAGGCTCCACGAAAGTGCACAGGCACGCGAGGAACTGTCGGCTGCCGGTCGCACGGCGGTGGATGACCTCCGCATCGAGCGGCAGGCGTGGCGCTGGCTCGAAGTCTGGGAGCAGGCGCTACGCGTTCAGATGGTTGCAGGGACAGGGATGATCTCAACAGGGACCGGCGCGGCCTGAGAGGCACACAATGCGCGGATCTCGTCAACGCGGTCGGACATGGCGTTGATCTGATACAGGAGAGCTGCACGGCGCGAGGCCGTGCAGCCGCTGCTGAGAATCTGGTGACGCTTCACGTCGATGTCTGCCTGGAGCCTTTCCGCATGCTCCAGCAGTTCGCCGGGGGTCATCGTCATGACTACACGTACCTTTCCATGGCAGCCGGATCCAGCTCACGGACCAGCCCCAGTGCCGGTCGGCTGGCCCTGGTCCACGACAGGCCGCAGGAGAGGCACAGTTCGTGGATGCTGGTTCTGACCAGGTTCTTGCTCGAACAGACGGGGCACTTGGCCCGGTCCTTCTTCGCGCTCAGCTTGCGGCGCTGCGCGGTGTCCGTTCCTCCCCAGTAGCCCTCCGCCCGGTTCATCAGTGCGTACATGAGGCACTGCTCACGGACCGGGCAGTGATTGCACAGGAGCCCGGCAATCTCGTCCCGCTCCTTTGCTGTCTCCCGGTCGGGGCAGAGGTCAATACCGGGGTGGTTCCTGCACTCGGCTTCGTCCTGCCAGCGGACCTCCGTAGCGGCCCAGGACAGCTCGGCTGGAGGCATGTGCGGCTCCTTCCATGTTCGTTCTTGCTTTAACTATCCGTCTGAAATGTCAAGCCGGAACCCCCTAAATACAAAAAGGCCCTCCGGATTCCGGAGGGCCCTTTCGGGTGCGTCAGTGCTGGTCGTCGATACCTCCGCGCCGGGGGCCTCCGCCTGCCCGCCGGACTTCCCGGCCACGGGCGGGGAACCGGCGGATCTCCCATGCGTGCAGGACT